TGTAATTAGGGGAACGAAGCCACCACCACACCGCCGTGGACACGGCGGAATGATTATAGGCTACTCTACTATTACCGGCTTTGTAGTAATCGTATTGTGCCTGATAATTCTGTTCATAGCTATTTGCATAGCTTCTCGTTCCGAACACTTCAAATTCAGCAAGCAAGAACAAGTAATCGGTGGTGGCCGTTACATAATTCTGAACATTGCCGCCACCGTTGGCGGTATTATCGGTGTACTTGGTCACGGGTTGCATAACCGCCCTCAAATCGGCGGGAAGCGCCGCCATCAAGCTATTCGCCAACGGGCTTGTGGGGGTGTTACTGTTGCCCAATACAGTTTTTCTCATGTGTGAAGCGTTCCAACCGCCGCTGTTCGTCTGACTGGTATTCATGCGGAAACCATCACCGGTGTTGTTATAATTGCTATCACACAAAGCAACTGCCGTGGAACCGATCTTCCCGATCTGGAAGTGAATCTTGTTCGCACCTTCCTTGGCGGAATTGTGGTTGAAGCCCAAAATAAAGGCGTTCACGGTCAAGTTGCTGAAAGTGTAATTCCTCACGGTGCCATTCAGAACGATGGATTTCACATCACCAACGGCCCAATAGTTGGCCCCCAAACCTGCGGAACTGACTTCCCGGATGGTTGCCCAACTGTTATCGTTCAGAACCTTGGTGGGCAATGTCACTTCAACGGAACAGGTCTTATTGGCCGGGGCCGTGTGGTTGGTGCCAGCGCCCACGCTGACGGTGATTGTGGCGCTTCCTTTGGCCTTGGCGGTAACAGTTACCACCGAACCGGAAACACTCACAGAAGCCACCGTGGGGGCGCTGGAAGTGGCCGTAATCTTACCATCACCCGCCCTTGTCACGGTGATGGTGTCCGTGGTCTTTGCGGCGGTCAGTTTGATGGAAGTCTTATTCAAAGACAAACTACCAGCGGCCTTGGCAATGCTCCAAGCAACCGTTTTGGCCCCGGTGCTTCCATCAGCCCACTTGTAGTTCGTTTTCGGCGTGAAGGTGGCATTGTAGGAACCGGCGTTCGTGCCGCTGGTAGTTCCTCCAAGCGTCATTTTCCCGCTGTCATAGTTGTTCCAAGTGGGGCTTTGGGCCGAACCGGTATAAGTAAGGCTGTTTCTCTGCGTGGGGATCGTCATGGTGGCGGCGTTGATCGTCCAAGTCACTTCCTTGGCGGTCTGCGTACCGTCTGCCCACTTATACTGCCCCTTGGGGGTGAAAGTGGCCGTGTAGGTTCCCGCATTGGTGCCGGTGGTCACGCCGCCCAAGGTCAGAGCATCGGGGTTATAGGCGTTCCAAGAAGGGCTTTGGGCCTGTCCGTTATAAGTCAGGGTGCCATTCTGCGAAGGAAGAACATTGATGGTATAGACGATACCGGACACAGCATCCAAGGCCGCATTTGCGGCATCCTGTGCGTTCTGTGCGGCTTCCACACAGGTTCTGATCTGGTTCAACAGATACGGGTGGGCGGTCTGATCAAGGTTGTGTTCGCTCACCTTGTTTTGGGCCGTACCTTTGGGATCATAGTTCATGTTGGGAAGCTGTTCGGCGGGAACCTTACCATCCACCAGATCAGCCTTCCCGGATTGACCTTTCTGAAGGGCTTCAACGGCATCCGCATTGGCCTTCATTTGGGTATCAATCTTATCCATGTTTTCATTCTGAACCCCTACATCATAAAATTCAGATTCAAGGGGTTTCGTCAGCTTGTAGTTGGTTGTTTTATTCGCCATTCTTCAAAACCTCGTTTCTCAACTGATTATGGGTATAGGCGGCAAGCTGGGCATGGGTGAACCGCCCAAGTTCCGCATGGGTGTTATAAAGCTGAAGCAAGGTCACAACCATGTTTTGGGGAACCACTCTGTTCAGCAAAGATTCAACATCATTGAAGTTGTTCTTTGCGGCCAGCCCAATCTTCACAAGAAGCTGATAGGTGCCTTCTTCCACATCAGCGGAATAGTTTCCCTTCCCGCATAGCGTTTCAAGGATGTTCCGAAGCTGGGGCAAGGTGTACGGAAGTTCTTCATTGATCCGGGTCAGAATACGGAACCGGCGATCTTCAAGACTGTCCGTGCCTTTGGGGGTGATCCCCAAAATCTTTTCCCACCGGGAAAGGCCCATGTTTCCAGCGGTGGGAATGAACTGATTATCAAGAAGATCATCCGTGGTGTTCCATGCCTTTTCAACTTCAGGCTGTTCACTCCCCATGATCCCCTGAAACTCTGCATAATCACGAATGACATAGGGAAGATAATCAATCAGTTTGCGTTCCATGCTCCCGGCCCCCTTATCCGCTGATCACGATGGTTCCCGGCTCAATGGTTCCCAAAACCGGGATGTGGTCAAGGGTCAGGGTACAGTTCGCCGCTTCACCGTTGATCTTGGTGTTAGCAATATCCAGAATACCGGTGATCCCCAACAGGCGGCTTTCCACCTGACTGATACGAACCACAAGGGCTTCATTCTGGTCTGCCCAACTTTGGGCCAGTTCCAAGAAGTAACCGTTGATTGCTTCCGTGACATAGGCGGAAACATCATCCCAACTCCATTCCCGCTGATAGTACAAATCGAAGGAAAGGTTGATGGTATCTTCACCCACGCCTTCCACCTTTACCACATGGCCGATGGGGGCAATGCCCACGCCTTCACCGGCGTTCTGAAGGGGGTCAACTGCGGTCTGCACCTGATCCACAAGGGTTGCCGAAGGCTTCTTGAAGGAACTGTTGATGATCACCAGCTTCACGGTTCCGCCCACAGTCAGCTTGCTATTGGCTCCCGCCGCATACACGGCATCCAACCACGCCTTGATTTCTTCAGACACACCGGAAAGGCCGCTGATCCAAGTGTCGGTTCCCGTGGGCGGGATCAGCTTGGCCGGGTTCAAATCGCTGTTCCAAACCCGATATACCTTCACACCGCCCACGCCGGGAATGGCGTTCACCTTTTCCAGATAATCCGCACGGTTGCCGCCGAAGGCTTGGGCGTTCAGGCTATCCATGTAACGCTGTCTGAAAACCTCGGTATCTTCTTCATCCTCACCGGGGATCACCACGGCGGAAATGGAACAGGTTTCAAGCCCGTCCACATACTCAATGGGAATCACCGTTCCGGTGTAGTCATTACCGGCTTCACCAGCGGTTTCACAGGTGATTTCATATTTACCACTTCCACGGTCAGCCGAAACATAATAGTTCAGTTCTCCAATGGAAAAGCGGGTGTTCATGGGAAGGTGCAAGGTGGTTGGTGTAATGCTCAACTGCAACACGGCGGGGCTTGCCGGTTGCGGTTTCAGCCCCCTTTCTGCCGCCCTCAAAATGAGATAAGGGCGGGTTGCGGTGTCTGCAAAGGTTTCATTCAGCACCGTATCAAGGGCAATATAAAGGTTCTGCAATTCCACGGCGGCGGGGGCATCACCGCACCAAACCAACGAACCTTCACGGGTGTCCAAATTGCCATTGATGGAAAGCGCCTTCTGAAGCATTCGGGAAAGGATTGCTTCATAGGTCTGTGCTTCATACATCAGATTTCAACCCCCAATTCTGCATTGATTTCGCCAAAAATGCTGACCACCGTGAAGGTAGTCAGCACTTTCTTTTTGTTCACCGTAAATTCAAAGTTCTGAACCGCCGTGATCCTATCATCCTGAAGCAAGGCTTCACGAACCCGGCGTTCAATTTCGGGAATACAGTATTCCACATCTTTCCCGATCAGATTATGAAGTTCAACCCCATAATCCCAAGAATGGATCAACCATTCATAGCGTTCTGTGTTCAGGATCAGAAAAACCGCCTGTTCCACAGCTTGGATTTCATCAATGGTGCCGATGATGGTCAGGTTGTTGTGGTTCATCCTGAAAGTACGGCTTGGAAGGGTTTCAATGGTGAAATCCTGTTTAATATCATCCTGCACTTGCGGAATCATCATCAAGCCCCCTTTACTCGGTCAATAACCACGAATTTCTTTCCTTGCTGAACCCGGATCAGAAGCACCTTTTCACCGGCCTTCAAAGCATTGTGAACCTTGAAGGTTTTCTTGCCAACATAGGCGTGTTTGTGGGCTTCATAAGCCGCCGCACCGGAACCACCGCCTTTGTCCTCGGTGCTGTGGTTCACCGTCATATCAACTTCAAAATCAGTCACATTCCGGGTTAGGATCAGCATTTTGGAAGTGTAGATGGATTTCTGATCCACCTGAATTTTCAAGGGTGAAGCGGAAAGGACAGTTCCAAACAGGATGTTCACCGGTTTCCCGGCTTCCACAGCTTCCACCGCCGCCCGTTTTACCACTTCAACAGGATTAGGCAATAAATTCACCCCCGATCAGGTCAAGTTCCATCATGTGTTCATCACCCCTGAAGGTATGGGTGACTTTGTTCACCACCATGTAATTGTTGGTGACAATATCGCCAAGGTTCAGGGCCACCACCACGGCGCTTCCAGCACGAACCCGCACATCACCGAAAGCGTTCTGAATGGTCAGCTTGCGGGTTTTCTGATCGTACAGCTTCAACAGGGCATCCGCCTTGGCGGAAGCGCCCGTTTTGGTCTGAACTTCTTCAAAATACTGAAGAACACCCCATTGGTTCATTTTTGCCCCGTCCTGTGCAATGAACAATTCCCGCTTACCGGTTTTTTCATCGTTATAGGCCAGCTTGATCTTGTTATAGGTCTGTTCATCAATACTGGATTCATAGCTGAAGTTTTCCCCGGTTTCTTCATCAATCAGAAGGTTCAGCTTCATGGTATTGATGTTCTTCAGGGTTAGCTTCCCGGCATCGTCATATAGAACATAAAGCTGTTTGGTATTCATCAGGGTTTCATCAAGGGCGCTCTGGATCATATCAAACAGGGTTTGGTTTTCTTCCACGATGGTTTCAAGGGTATAACCGGTATCTTCCACCGTGCCAAGGTTCAACCGGAAATCTGTTGCAATGCGCTTCAGAAGGTCAGAAGCCTTCAGCCCTTCTTCCGTGATGGTGTCCTTGTTCTTCAGATAGCGCAACTGATCATAGGCCACAACATCAATGGTGCCGCCCTTGTCACGCTTCTTCTTGAACACAAAGCCATAGAACATGGCGGTTCCGTTCACAGTCAGCTTCACCGGATCACCTTCAGCAAAGTTCAGCCCCGGCCCCTTGACAACGGTGAACTCCAACTTGCCGGGGGTTCCCTTGCGCTCCAAGGTCAACTTTGCGCCTTCCTCGACAACGGGGAATTGAATGGTGCTGTTATGCTGGATGAACAATTCAACTGCCAAACGGAATCACCCCTTTCAGGAAGGCAAAGTAAGAACCTGACCGGGATAGATCAGGTTCGGGTTCTTGATTTTGTCCTTGTTCAGATTATAGATTTTCGTGTAATCGGCCCCGTTGCCCAACTGCTTCTTGGCAATGTTCCAAAGGCAATCACCAGATTTCACCGTATAGGTGGCGGCTTTCGGGGCCGTTGTGGTGGGCCGGGGTGCCGCCTTAACCGTTGCGGTGGCGGTTCCCCCGGAAGTCTTGGCCGGTTGCACGGTCACGGTCTTGGTGCCATAGGCTCTGTACTGTTTCAGGTTGATCTTCACCTTCACATCAAAGCCTTCACCGGCATCATCGGTGATTTCATAGGTTTCAAGGCCAACGGTCAAATTGGTGTAATGGAACATCCCGCCACCGGGCTTCTGCCGGTTCAGAATGAATTGGAACGGGGTCTTGCTCACCTTCAGCCGTTCAAACAAGGACAGGTAATAGGCGGCGCTTTGCGCTCCACCGTTGCTGAAGGGATAGGACACTTGGGGAAGAACCAATTCAAAGGACACATCCGAAAGGCCAGCGGCCTTCAGGATATTGATTTCTTCCCCGTTGATCAGGGTCATGGTCTTATTCTGGTTGTTGATCTTCACCGTCACCTTGGAAGGGGTGATGGGCATAAGCGTTCCCGCCATATACAGTTTATATGCCATTACTCATGCACCCCTTCTTCAGAAACTTCCAGCTTTTCAGCAAAGTCATTGGCCCAAGCATCCATGATCCCATCCAAATCAGCATCTTTGGAAATGTGGTTTTCATTGTGCTGTTCAACCTTGATTTCAGCGGTAGTGAACCGGTTGATTGCTTCACGCTCCGCAATGTCACGAAGATAGGCCAAATCTTCTTCAGCAATATCCAAGGCATCAGCGGTGGCCGCTGTGTTGGCGGCGGTGTCACCGGTGTTTCCATAGATTCCATCAAGGGTGTTGCTCAAATCGAAAGCCCCCATAGAATCCAAACCGGAAGCATCAAACATTCCGCCAATCTTATCATCAATCCCTTGGCCGAAGTCATACCCGGCATCCCAAGCCCCGGAATAGGTGGCCCGATAGTCGATGGTGGGGGCGTTTTTGTCCAAGGTGATTGCGTTTTCATTTTTGCCCCAAGAAGTAACCGCACTTTGAAGGCTTTCAAGGCCAGAAGTCCAGTCAGTTCCAAAAATAGCATCAATGATGGTGGTTACAACTTTACCAAGGTTCAGGAACCACCCGATGATTTGACCGATCAGGTTTGCCACGGCATCACCAAAGCTGTTGAAGCCGCCGTTGCACACATTCAGAATCCATTCCACGATTCCAAGGAACGGGGCCACAAAGATTGTCCAAATGGCCTGAATGATAGCGTTCAAAACGCCAATGGCACAGTTCAGCACAAATGCACCGGCCACGGCTACCACACCACAGATAATTCCAGTTGCGGAAATGGTGGAACCGGTCAGCTTATTGATTGCCGCCACAATCATATAAATGGCCGCAATCACGGCAATGATGATCAACAAAATCCAAGTCAGCGGACAGGCCAGCAAAGCGGCATTGAAGCCGTATTGGGCGGCTGTGGCGCTTGCCTTTGCCATTGCTTCCGCCTTCTCGGTAGCGGCAAGGGTAGTGTTTGCAACGGCGGCTTTGTACGCCTGACCCGCCGCAAGGCCCTTCTGCGCATTGCTGATAGCGGTGATTGCATTGTTGGCAATCAGATAGCCGTTATACAACAGCATTGCCGCCGCAATCCCCAAAACAAGAGGCTGAATGATCCCCCAATTATCCACGAACACAGAAGCAATGGCAATCAGAATATCCAGCGCCGAAGAAGCCACATTCGCAACAGCGGCAAGGCCATTGATCAGGCCGGTGGTCACTTTCTGGAACTTGGTGCTGTTTCCAATTTGGTTGATTTTGGTCAGGATCGGGGCAAACATAGAAAGTGCCTGATTCTTCATATCAACCCAAATCTGCGCCCAAGTCTTGGGCATGGAATCGAACTTTGCGTTGGTTTCGTCCGCCATAGCAAACATGGCGTTCTTCACCACTTCAGCCGTTACCTTGCCTTCCTGTGCAACCGTCTTAATGGAACCTTCCGCAATCCCCATATACTTTTCAATGGCTCTTGCGATACCCGGCGCACCGTCCAGAATAGAGTTCAGTTCTTCACCACGAAGCGCACCCGCCGCCATTGCCTGTGTAAGCTGGATCATGGCGTTGCTCTGCTCTTGGGCCGTAGCACCGCCAATAACAAACTGTTTGTTCACCTGTTCCATGAAGGCAATGACCTGATCCATATTGCCACCGAAGGCGTTACCGGCGTTCAGGCCAAGTTTCGCAACGGCGGAAGCGGTGTCAAAATAAGCGGATCGGGAACGCTGGGCGGAAGCCATGATCTTCTGTTCCAAGGCTTCAACGGAACCGCCATCATCCACAAGCAAATTCAATCGGGCTTTGGTGCTTGCCAATTCATCCGAAATGTTCAGCACCTTATTGATCCCGGCGATACCACCAGCGGCAATGGCAACTTTCTTGATGATGGACAGAAGCCCGTTGGCGGAATTGCTACCCCCACGGATGGAATTGTTGAAATTCTGCTGTTCGTTGTTGGCGTTCCTGATATTTTCTTCAATGGTATCAAAGGCGGTTCCCGCTTTCGCCCATTCTTCACGGGCTTCCCGGATTGCCGCCGTGTCAACGGCTCTACCGGAAGCCTGTTGCATGGCTTCAAAGGTGTTCAGCACAACCCCCATTGCCTTGTGCATACTCTGAAGGGGGCTGGTAACACCATCATAAAGGGCAATAGCGGCCCGGATGTTTCCCACAGGGATCACCACCTTTCTTGGAGAATAGAAGCCGGGGCCTTAATGGTGGCGGCCCCGGCGCTGTTTTCGTTCAATTTCCTTCTGCTTCTTCTTTTCAGCTTCCACCCGAACATCAATGGCCGCAATGATGAAGGCCCGTTCACGGCGGGGCAAAGCATAAAAGGCGGAAGGTGTCAAATGAAGTTCGTGAAGGCAATAGTAAGCAATGTTCGCTTCACCATCACCTTCACAGATTAGTTTTTTGCTTCATCAACCTCATCCTGCATGGTGGTATCAAAACCACACACTTCCTGAATCTTGGTCAGGTATTCGGCATATTCGCCGGGGGTCAGCATGGTTTTCAGAAGGGCATCAGCGCCCATAACCTTGTAGCTGTCCTGAAGTTCCTTATCATTCAGATTGGGGAACACGGTACAAGCCACGGCCAGCTTGCCAAGGTAAAGATCATAGTCGGTTTCCTTCTGATACTGGTTCTTCTTGCCGGGAACCGGAACACGCTTGGCACAGGACTTCCGAAGGGCTTCATCCTCGGTGCCGGTGATGGTCTTGATCTCCCAAGGAATGGGGTTGCCATCCTCACCCAAGAAGCGTTTGGAAGCAACAAACTTGATGTTCTCAACGGGAACGGCGTTTTCAGCCAAAAAAGCGGACAGGCTCATTGTTTTTTCCTCCTATATTTTGATACGAAAAAAGGCCCCGGCCCCTACCGAAGTAAGGCCGGGGCGCTCTGCTTACTGCATACCGGCCAAAAGGCTGAAGGTTTCGGGCATCTCGAAATCTTCAAAGGTGAAGTCCATATCTTCATCCAAGTATTCCGCATCAGCGTCAAACTTGGCAAGCAAGCCGCCGTCCATATTGCAATCCTTCAGGATCACGGTCTGACGGCCCACAGAAGAAGTGGGATCTTCATTTGTCACCTGAATGTCAAAATAGACATCCTCGCCGGTGTCCTTATAACGCTTCATCAGCTCACGGAAGATGGAAGTGTTATAGTGGAAGGTGGCGGAACCCGTACCCTTCCAGCCGGTGGCCTTATTGCCCTTGCCGGTCTTGCCCAAAATGGGAACTTCCGTTTTGTTCTTCTCAAAGTTGGCTTCAAGGTTGATAGCCTGCATGAAGTTGTAACGGTTATCCCCGATGGTCACGAAACATTCAGCCAAGGAAGCGGAAACAGCATCCTTGGCGTTCATGATGGTTCTATCTGCCATGATGGTTGTACCTCCTTACTGAACATAGACGGTCATATAAAGCTGTTCCATAGCGTTCACGGGGGTCACATAGTCAGTAACCACCACGGATTTCTTGGTATCGCCCTTTTCAACCGTCACATTTTCGCCGCTGAAGTTCTCAATGGCCCGAATATCCTGAAGTTCCGTGTGGTGCTTCACAATATCGTTCCAAAGGGAAATCCGGCCAGCGGCATCATTGGGAACCTTGCCAAGATACTTCTTGCCGAACAGAACGGCAATATCATTGGCGATCTGATCCAAAACTCGGATCGTCTGGTTGCTGGAAAAATCGCTGGACTTTTCATCCGTGATGGAAATGAAGCTGTTAATGTCAGTCAGGACACACACCGCTTCATCCACACGATGGAACATGAAGGAACCTTCCCTGATCCCGTTTTCAAGCTGGGTCTGCGTGAAATCGGTGTCCACATCGTATTCACCATCATAGGTCATGTTGGTAGCGCTCTTATTGACCGCCGTTCCGCCGATCACGCCCGTAACCCAAGGGATCAGGGCGGTGGAAGTCTTGTCGGAAGTCAGGCCGTTCTTGACGCTCACAACGCCTTCATAATCGGCCAGCTTGCGGAAAAGAACCACCTGAAACTTCTTGCCCACATCATCACGCATCCGCTTTGCGAAGGCCGCAAACAGGGCGGTGATGGTGGCCTTGCTCTCGGTGCAACCCATAGCGTTGAAGGTGTACGCTTCCGCCTGATCAAGATAGGTCTGATAGTCGGAATCGGCCACGGTGCCATTGGTGCCGCCCGTCAGGGGCAAGGAAGCGGTCAAAGAAAGGGTTCCGCTGGACTTCCAATCCACATAGGCATTGGCCTTCAGATCGGTGATAGTGGCCACACCTTCCTGAAGATCAACCTGAACGGTTCCCAAGAAGGTTGCCACATCGAACAGCGGCTTCTGTTCTGTGGTGTTCTCATTCGCCGTGATAACGGTACGAAGATCATTACCACGGGTGCCGGGGTATTTGGCCGTTGCGTAGGTGTTAGCCGCCTTCACGCCGCTGGTGCCAAGGCGGAAGAAATGAACGGTTTTGGCGTGAAGGAAGATTTCACGCATAGGCTTCAGTTCATCCGCCGTGTACGCATAGCCGAAAATTTTCTGACTGTTCTTGATAAAGTCAGCCTGTTCCACCGTGAAAATCTTGCCTTCAGGCCCCCAATTCATGGCAAGGGGGATGGTGACAATGCCACGGTCAGAAAGGGTGGCGCTTGCCTGCGCCACGGAAATGAAGTTGATATATGCACCGGGCAGAACCTTGTTCTGCACCAAGAAGGTGCCGCCGCCAAGGGCCATATTATTTCACCTTACCTTTCATAAAGTCATGGATCAGCCCATCAATCTGATCGAAGGTGTATTCCTTCCCATCTTCCAAAAGGACAGACAGAAGATCACGCCGGTCAGCGTAACGCCTGAAGGTCAACACCCGTTCTTTGGGGAATACCACCGGGGCCGTGATGGTCGGTTCCTGTGCGGTGGCGGCTTTCTTTCTGGTAGCCATTCAATCACCCTTTCTTTGGCTCCACAGTAGTTTCCAAGGTTTCCATTGCGGTTTCCTCGGTTTCTCTGCGAAGTGTCAAATTGTAGTTCACGAAGAAGTGAAGAACCCCGTCTTGCACTTCATAACTCATGGAAGTTCCGTGAAGCACATCCCCATTGGGAAGGGTGATGAACTCCAAACATTCCATCAAATCCCCGGCCATATCGAACAATTCAGCGTTGTTTCTCTCGCTGGTTGGGAAATAGTGAACATCCAGCGGATTCCGGTTCATGAATCGGTTCTTCTGCAACGGGGAAATGTCAGGCTTCAGGACTGCAATGAAAAAACAGGGTTCCTTGAAGCCCTGTTTCACATCGTTCTGATAGATTTTGTACCCGGCTCCAAAGGCGGCGTTCAGCTTCATGGAAACACCTTTGATGATTTCATTGATCAACTGAACACCCCCTTCAAAGCGTCATACAACATATCATTCAGAATGGACGGGGCCAAGGTTTTCACTTCCTGTTCGGAAATTGTCAGCATGAACCGCCCCTTCACCCAACTTGCCGTTAGGGTCTTTCCCAAGGCGGGAACATAGCGCCCCGGTGTTTGCCGGTGGCCGTATTCCACATAGGACGCATATTCCAAATTGTTAATGATGGTCACGGTGTACTGATCCCCATGTTTTTCAATGGGAAGGATCGTCCAAGCGTCACGCAAGGAACCGCCACGATAACCGGGCCAATATTCTTCCTTGGCTTCATCCGTGGCATACGGCGGAACCACACCAACGGGGGTTCTTTTCTTCACCTTATTCAGAAGGATTTGGGCAATCTTCTTGGCGGCATCCCGGCAAAGCCGATCCATGTCAACTTCCGAAAGCTGTTGAAGGCGTTCATCCAGCTTCTTCAATTCCCGGTAATCACACCGGCCCCATCTTCCCATCAGGCCCACCCCCTGAAGGGTTCAAGCATGATTTCTTGATGGTTGGAGAAAACACCCGGTTCACCGGAACGGGAATAGGTGAAGGTTCGTTCCACATCGTTTGGCCGGGTGACAATGATCTTGCATCCTGCGGGAACCTTCACATCCGGGGAAAGGAACAGCTTCACCACCTGTTGGGCGGTTGCCACTTCATCCCCATTGGTTGAAGTTAATGTTTCAAAAGACAGCTTGCACGGCTGATCCTGAAGAAGCGGCTTTTCTTCAGAATCCGTCAGGTGGGTGACAGGATCGGTGACTTCCTCACGGATGAAGATAGAACACCGATCCTTCCACAACCGTTCCAAGGCGGTTCGCACGGCCTTATTCACCATACCAACCGCCTATAACGGTAGATTTCACCAATGCGCCCGTTGATCAGATAATCAATCAGGCTGTTCAACCTCTGTTCAGGGGTTGAACTACCTTCACCAAGGGCAAAGGTAATGTTGGTGTCACCTTCCTGAATGGATTTCACCGCCGCATCCAAATCAAACCCTTCAAGCTGTCCAGAACACTTCTTCATGTTCAGGTATTCGCCCACGGCCATAGAAACGGCCAGACTTTCCAACCCCTCCGGGATTTCGGAAAGGTTGGAAAGGTTTTTGATCCGCCATTGAACATTGTTCAAGACAATATCCAACAGCGGATCATCAGCGGCCCCCGCCACGCCAAGGGCCGTTAGCATTGCAACCGCTTTATCACGCAACGGGGTTCACCGCCTTTAGCCACGGGAAAGAATCCGGGCAATGGGAATGGCCTTGTGGTTGATGTAGGAACGCTGACTTGCGGTGCTTTCACCGGAATGAACCAGCGTCCAGTTGCCGCCGTTTTCCAGTTCAGCCGCCGTGGGGCTGGTGCTTGCCTGCGTTTTCTTCTCATAGGACAGGCCGAAGGGGGCGAAAACCTTACGCTGACGCATATACAGCAAATCTTCACCGCCGTTGGTCTTGGGGTCACGGGCCATTTCATAGGGAACCTTTACGCCGATGTCCTCATAAGAGAAGGCACCATTGCCCATAGCATAGGTGGTGTACTGAACGCCAGCAACCACATAATCATTGGCCGCAAGGGTCTTGGAACCGAAGTAAGGCGTGACCTTGGACAGAAGGATTTCGCCATCGGCGGGGGCGCCAGAAGCAATGATCTTCAAAGCGCCATCGGTGTTGGCGTCGGCATCAAAATAGCCTTCAGAAACAGGCATCTGATCAGTGACGATCACCAGCTTACCGTTCCAAGTACCCAATTCCAAATCACGCTGAATCCCGTCCTTGTCGGTGTACTTCAGGCGTTCGATCAGGTTCAGGTTTTCAAGGCCGGTGGAAACATCACTATGGCAGAAAACCAAAGTGAACTTCTTCTTGTTCGCACCGCAAGCCTTGTTTGCCGCCGTGTTCAGGGTAGTGGCGGTCATAGCGCCGGGAACGGTGGTGGTGTGCTTCTCCACAAATTCCTTGTTCTTGGTGTCGGTGGTGGACATGGCGAAAATGCCCTTCAGGGTGGAAAGAATGGTGGCTTCATCCAGTTCATCCTTGTACTGTGCAACCTGTTCGCTGATGTTCGCCATGAAATCAACGCCACCGGTCACATCATAGGAGAAATCACGCTCTTTCCATGCCTTGGCACGGCCAACCACCACAATACCCTGTTCAAAGGTCTTGGTGGAAGTTGCGGTAATGTCGGTAGAACCATCATAGTTCACCGCATCACCGTCAATCAGGCCACGCATGGCAATGCGGGCATAGGCGGTGCCGTTCTGACCGCTGAACACTTCACGAATGTCAGGGTTTGCGGCCAATGCACGGGATTTCTTGATTTCGTTCATGTTCAGGTTGGGAACACGGGCCACCATGTACTTGAACGCTTCAGCATTGAAACTCTTGGAATCAAACTTGTTGTTAGGCATAGTTCAAAACTTCCTTTCTAAAAATAAGATTTGTAGGGGTGTTGGTTAGTCCAACTTTGCATCCGGGTGGGCTTCCAAATACTGACACAGTTCATCATAGGTCATTTTGGAAGGATCATCACCGGCCGGGGGTGTATCACTCTTTTCACCGGGCTTGGCACCCTTGAACTTCTTATCAGGGGCCTTGGTGTCAAACAGAAAAGCCGTGTCCTGACCGTCCACCAGCTTCTTGATTTCATCACCCAAGCCCTTCACCGTGCCATCATCGGCCAGTTCAGCCTTGGCAAGAAAATCAGCCATCAGCGCCTTAACAGCGGTGTTGTTCTTGGCCTTGGCTCCGGTCAATGCCATATCGACGGCGTTGCCGATCTTCAGCGCCTTCAGTTCGGCTTCATGGGCCTTCTTCTGGTTGGCGTTGTCGGTCTGAAGCTGTGTGATCTGATCCTGAAGCGCCTTGGTGTCACCTGTGGACTTCTTCAGCGTTTCAAGCTGGGTGTCACGCTCTTTGATCGTGTTCTTTGCGTTGGTCAGTTCGGTGTTGACCTCATTGAAGCGGCTTTTGGTAACGAAGGAACCGTTCAGGCCCTCCATGACCTTATTGGCCTGTTCCTCGGTCAAGCCCCATTCCAGCAGATTTTCCTTTGTCATAGTGATAACCTCCAAATCCTTTTTTACCGTGGGTTAGGAACCACGATTTTATTTAGATTTCTGTTTACCGCCCACAAATCCAAAACGGCGATGGTATGAAAAAACCACCACCGGCCAAAGGCCGGGGTGGTCAAATCATCAGATATTAAATTGGGGTGTTCAAAACCGTTCCATCAGGATATACGGCCATCAAGGGAAGGCTTGCATCTTTCCCATACACAGCGCCTTCCGCTTTGCATCGGAACACATATCCGGTTCCATCCCTTCCACAACATTCCTGAATGATATAGCCGTATTCTTCACCGGTATCATCATCCTTTTCACGGAACTTCTGAAGGATTTCCCGTGCTTCCTGTTCGGTCATATCATTTCACCTCCACGGTAGCAGAAATAATGTTGGGGTCAGTTGTCAGCGCCTTATCATCCAACCGGAAATAGCCAAAACACCCTTTGGAACCTCTGGTGAAGTAATCGGAAGCGTCCATATTCCCGGTTTGGGGATCAAGGTAATGGACTACACCACCGGTTTTTTCCGCAATGAACACATGGGCGCTTCCGCCATAGGTTCTTTTCCATTTGATATAAATGGAAAAGCGGGAACCATCGGGGGCATTTGCCAACGCCTTTTTCACGGCGGCTTCCGTCTGGTTCAATGCGTAGGCTTGATAGGAATATTGATATGCCCCCGGCTGAATGAAACATTCAGAACCCCAAGAAATAATGTTATTGGTGGAAGGCTTGGGCTTTGCAACCACATCATATCCACGGCGGCGAAATTCATACGCCTGAACACAACGCTGACAGTTCACGCCATAGGCGCTTCCCCGTGAATAGTTGGGGTTTGCTCCCTTGACAGCATCTTGAATCGCCATCGAAGTTCCTTTCTTGGCTCCGGTGGCCTGTTCTACTATATCCAATATAGCCGTAGCGGGTGCGGCTGTCAAGCCAGCCTTGGAACCGCCGTTCACGAAGGTCTGAACCCAATCAGCATATTTCATGTTGGCGGGAACATAGTACACAGCCCCATCAGCGTTCCGGGCGGCTCTTTCACCGGCATACTTGGGATCAATGGCCGGGGCCGTAGTTCCTCGACAGTTGGGGTGGAAGGGTGGCACGGTCACGCCGGGTTCATATTGGGAAATGGGGATCACCTTACCATCAAGCCCACCACAAATGGAACAGGTATGGGAATCCAGCGTTTCAATGATTTCCACCATTTCAACATCCAAATCCTTGTAACATTCCTTTGTGGCAACGGCGTTGAAATAGGTGGTTTCTGTGTTGACCAACCGCCCCGCCTTATACCGATGAACCCCGAACTGTTTCTGAATAGCCGTGGTGATCTTGGCCGGGGAATCTCCCCGAAGAAGCCCTTGCGTCAGGCTCTTACTGACCGAACCCACCAAATCATTCTTGTTCAGCCAACAGCGATCCCGGAAGGTTCGCCCGTCCGTTGTCCAAGGCTTTGAAAGCAAGGTTTCAAGTTTCTTCTGATCCAGCCCGGTAATATCCCAACCAAGGCCAACGCCCTTCTGAACCTCAAAGGCCGTGTGGGTGTAGCCATTGCCCACAACTTTCTTCAACAGGGCATCCAGACTATCAACCTGATTGCCATACAGCAATTCAAGCTGTTGCTGAATACCTGTCTGAACAGCTTCAAGGCGGGAAATGTGGAACCGGGCGGACGCATTTTCCAGCTTCTTCAGCCATGCCGCATCCAACCCGGCCTGTTCACCGATCTTGATATACTGTTCAACGCTCCAATGAAATTCTTCAAGCTGTCCAGCGGTCAACCATTTCCGGGCATCGGTCAGGCTGATTTGGTTGTTCACCGCAAAACGGGCATACCAGCTTTCAATTTCCTTCTGAACTGAACGCTGGGCATCCAAATACAGTTCTTCCATGTCCTGAATGGTTCGCTGGGCTTCTTGGTGGGCGCTGTCCTCCAAGATGGAAAACCGTCCACGCCAATAGTCCGCATTTCTCATGGCCGGTTCCTCCAATCCTGAAAAATGGTGCTGAAGGTGGGATTTGAACCCACACGCCTTGCGGCAACGGATTTTGAATCCGCCGTGTCTGCCTATTCCATCCACTTCAGCAAATAAGACTTCCCCATCAGGGCTGAAGGCCCCGCAAGCATTTTCAGCCAAGTCCAACAGGGAAGCATGGTAGCCCGTGCCGGGATCGAACCGGCGTTACCGCCGTGAAAGGGCGGTGTCTTAACCACTTGACTAACGGGCCATGATGGGCCGGGGAAGGGAATTTCACCCTTTGGCGGGTAGGAGTAATAGCACCCCGCCACACTCAATGTCTGCCCCGGCATATATTGTGAAACGGCGGGGGTTATTCACCCTCGCCATCGTCACCTTTGTTCTGGTTGCCGGTCTGGAAGGCACCGGCGTATTCCTGTGCTTGTTCCATTGCTTCTTCCTTTTCCTTCTGCAACCGGGCCATTTCCGCTTCAACATCAGTAACCCACGGGTGCTGTTCCACAATGGTTTCATTGGAAAGAATACCAACGGACTTGGAACAGTTTTCAATGGATTCAGATTCATTGATCAGAATATCCCGGTTGAACACAATCGCCACATCATCCGTGAAATCTCCAACGCCGGTGTTACTGAAGTGGTTATTGATGAACCACAACAGTTCTTCAAAGGCCGCTTGGAACTCGGTTTCCATGCCGTTTGCGTCAAGGTCAATGTCAGAATACATGGATTGAATGTTCATCTGATTGGGGTTGCCGCTCAAACGATCATCTTTGGCATCGTAACCACGGGCATTTTCAATCAGGGCTTTCTTGAACACATCCAAAATGGCCTTGTAGTTCTCGGAATTGACTTCCACCGTCAGGGTGGTAACATCACCATCATCACGAACCTTCACGGCTCCGAAAGTGGCAAGGTTGCGGCGGAACTCACCAAGATTTTCACCATCGTAATTCTTCAGAATCAGGATGGTATTCCGTGCGTCCTCTTGCATATTGTTTTCAAAGTCGGAAATCATGGTGTTGATTCCGTCCTGAAGGGTTTTCACACGGCGAATCAGGGGGATTTCCTGTTTGTTATATTTGAACGGAATCAGGGGAATCCGTTCCCAATTCAATTCGGTGGGTTCCTTGCCTTCTTCCTCAATGGTGAAGTAGCTTTCATGTTCCCCGGCTTCCACATCAGGCTTCAGTTCGCTTCCATCATAGATATACCGGTAAAGGCCATCGGTCTTGAACAGTTCAACCCGTTCAATGATTTTCTTGGTATATCCATCCCACACTTCCTGCGGGTAAAGACGGATAGCAGAATCAAGGATGGTGTGATCATCGTCAGCCCAAAACGGAAGAACTTCATAGGCCGGGAAATGTTTGAAGGCCAGATTGCCCTTTTTGTCATAGAATGGGAACAACCAGCCAAGGCCACCATTCAGGGCATCTTCACAAACATACTTCAGAAGCCGGTGGAACCGCTTATTGAACACATCGTTCAAAGCGTCCGCATAGGCTTTGTTCTGACAGTTCACCGTGAAGGGCTTGCCCACAAGGTAGTTGGTTTTCTGATCCACCATCAGGGCATATTGGTTATCAATCAGGCGGTTGTTCGGAAGATTGTCCACTTCCTGAAGTTTGCCATCAGCACCAATGATTGTGCGCTTCCGGTTCAGAATGTCATGACGGCCTTCATAGTAGTCAGCGCCTTTAATCTGATCCATGCGCTTCAGGCTGTTCTTCCATTCACGGATTTCAGCGGCGTAAAACTGAAGTTCAGTCATGCCGTTTCGCCCACCCTGAAGGATCAGGCGGTTGATACGCTCCATAGCGTTATCCAGAAACATATTCAATCACCCTTTCCTTTCACCATCGGGGGGGGGGCAAAACCCACCGGCCTGTTTCGGGTTTTCTCTAAAACCAAAGACTGATTGGGAAGTTCCACTTCAATCTTCAAAGTTTTATATGGAAGGCGTTCAGCCCATTGTTCAATCTTGTTCAGAATGTACTTCTGTTCAAACACGGGCTTTCACCGCCTTTCTTCATTGCTTAATAATTGCAATCCCCCGGAAACACACGATTTCCGGGGGATTTTGTTACTATCATGTTGTTAGTCGAAGCTGAACACCGGGCCACCGCCCACCTTTTCAGCAATACCGGTGGTTGCGTCCGGTGCATCGTCATGGGCGTTTTTGCCTTCTTTCTGGTAACGGTTCATGGCTTCATAGTAGTCAGGCCAACGGTCTTTCCAGTTCACCGGGAAATAAAGATGGTTCATGATCCATGTGCTGTTTGAAAGAATACGGGCAATCTTGTTTTCAGATTGGTGGAAAGGTCGCATAATGCACCGGGTAGATTGATACCTTTCCCGAAGTTCCCGTTCAACATTTCGGCTGAATCCTCTGCCGCCGTTATTGCTTTCAATATCAGCCACATTCACCTTACCATCATAAAGCATTTTGGCCGTAGCCGGTTCGGTGATCTCCATGCCTTCCTTGGTATAAAGCACATCCAGAACATAGGCTTCACCGTTATATACACCGTAGTTGATACTGCAAAGGTAATCATCACCGGTGTCTGCTGTATCGGTGTAGTTCTGAATTTTACTGAACACCAGCTTCCCATTGGCATCTTTGGGAAGTTCGGAATAGGTTTTGAAACTGGTATAAAGCCGCCCTTTAATATCAATGGGCTGTTGCTGGTAGTTGGCGGAAGCAATGTCCAAGCCCATCAGTTGGGTTTTTTCTTCATAGCTTTCTTTGGACAGGATTTCCGGGCAAAGCATAGAACCATCATCCTGAACCGCTTTGTAAATAACGGTTTTCGCCGGTTGGCCTTTGCTCTTGTAGTGGTCAATAATTCTACCGGCCAGATCAAGGCTATGCCAACGGGTCATAACGATGATGATTTTCCCGCCTTCTTCCAGTCGGGAAAGCATTGTATCTGTGAACCATGTCCAATGCTGTTCAAGGGTGTTGGCGTTGTTCGCTTCCATTGCTGATTTGATCAGATCGTCAATAATCATGATAGAAGCGCCAAAGCCTGTGGCCGTACCTGTGGGGGAAGTTGCCAAATAGTTGTTGTAACCTGTGGTAAGGCTCCACATATTCATAGCACCATCACCCCGTTTGATCTCAACGCCGGGGAAAATGTCACTATAAACAATTTTGTTTTTATCGGCTTTGACTTCAGAAATGGTGTTTCTGACACCCTTTGAAAAGGTGGTGGAAAGTGTTTCGTTGTAAGAACCGGTCATGATTTTTTCGGCCTGATTCTTGCCCAAAACCCATTCAACAAAACAACCGATGGTTCTTGATTTACCGTGCCGGGGCGGAAGGTTGACCACAAGAACCTTATCATCAGAAAAATAGAAATCCTGAAGCTGTTCACAGAAGTCAACTAAAAAGGCCCGATCTTCTTTGTAAAAGTCAGGGGCCTTCACTTGGCAATAATAGAAGAACTCACGCCTTGCCAATTCGCATTTGGCCCCTTGTACAATGACGGGATCAATCATGGTTTATCAACTTCTTCAAATCCTCGGTGGACAGATCAGCAAAAGGATTGTTGGTGTTCAAGGTGCCTTCAATACCAACATCCCGCTTATCTCTCCAAGTGTCAGGCTTCCGGTTCTTCAACCAGAAGATTTGGGCCGTGGTGTCAGGCTGAACTTCCTTGGTCACAGTCTTTGTCACTTCCATGTGGGAACCAGTTTTCAAGCCGGTGTGTGGGTCATAATCGTCAACCCGTTCTTGGGTAGTTTCGATGTAAGTATATCCCAAGGCCCTTTTCAGCAAAGCATTTTCAACCTGAATGTCAACAATGTCTTTACCCCTTTTTAGGGCCTCCGAAATCTCCGAATATTTACCCTTCCAGTCATAAAGGGTAGAACACGCACAACCGATATTAGCGGCAATCTGTTCATCCGTCAGGCCGTTTCTTGCCCACGCTTCAAGCTGAAGCAAACCTTCCTCGGTCAGCCATTGTTCATATTTGCCTTTCGCCATCACAGATCACCCCTTTCATCAGGCATGGAAAAAGCGCCCCGGTTTCCCGTAGGCGCAATTTCTTATTTATTATTCTACCGATTCTTTACTCTGTTTAGAAGCGGTGGCACTCTGGTTTTCTCGGTTGTTTAGAAAATCGCTGTTCGCTTTGGCAAAAGCAAGCAAACCCTTTCCGTGAAGTTCAAAAACCCATTGCATGGAATAGTTCAGTTCTTCAGAAATATCTTCCCATTTTTTCAACTGAATATAGCGCCCGATCAGAATGTTTTGCTGATCAAGGTCAGGAATCCGGTTGATCATGGTGAACGCTTCCTGTTTCATACTCACAAGTTCATCAATGCGCCGGTTAATATCAGCTTCAAGATCAATGATCTTGGTGATGGTTTCTTCAAGGGTATTTTTGGGGCCTGAAGTCTGAACCTTGTCCTGCTTCAGTTGGCTTCCGGTAGAAGTCAAGCTGGAACGCAAGGTTGCAATGGTGCTATCAAGCCGATTGATCAAACGATCCGTTTTCCTGATTTGGGCAAAGTATTCTTTGGCCTGTTGGGAAAGGTCTTTGTCATTCACTATGTAACACATCCTTTCTGGGGTAGTCTGTTCCGTTTTCATTGCATCTGTACCGTGGATAAATGCCGAAAAATCAAGGGGTTTCAAGGGTTTGGAACGCATGGAACAGATAAAACGGGCAGTTTCTTATATACACATTTCTTATATATTTTTTTCTTTATAAGAAGAAAGTATATTTACATCTGTTCCATCTGTTCCGTTCTCTGAAAACAACTGAAAAAGTCTTGAAAATCAAGGTTTTTCGTGCGGAACAGATATAGAAAAACCATCTATTCCATACCTGTTCCACACGCTGTTCCAACCCCTACTGAAGAAGCACCTGTTCAGGCGGAAATATTGTCTGAAAGATACCAGACAATCAGGAACCAAACGGGATCAATGCTGAAATACTCGGCCACGGCCATAAGCAACAGCACAAGGGTCAGCACCACCAGCATTTTCTTCATCGGTGTTTCACCCGCCTATTCCATTGATTTTCCGCTATTTCTTTTATATCTGATCCGGGTGTTTCAACCCCACATTTTCTGCAACGAACCCAATACCACCCATCATTATCCATGAAAAAGGGTTCCCCGCCACAGAAAGGGCAAGGCTTATTCATCATCTGTATTCCCTCCCAGTCTTACGGTCTTTGATTTCAATACGGTTCAGAAGTTCAAACCCCGCCAAACGGGTGATGTACTTCAGGACGAAGATCAGGGTGTTCACCCGCTTCTGCTGTTCATCCTCGTCACGGATGATATTCTTTGTGCCGTGGTAGGCTGTCGGATCGTGATACCCTTCAGCATTTTCCCAAGGTTTAGGCATCGGTTTTCCCTCCTTCTTCTCTGTACCATTCTTCAATGTCACACCCAAAGTCCTTCAACTTTTTACGGGCCAGCCACCCATCATCTTCCTGATCCATCAGGTAATATTCCCGTAGCTTCAAGGTTTCGGCATAGAACAGCTTCCATGCCAGCTTCAGGCGCTTGGGGCCAAAGCCAAATTGGGTGTGAAGCATCCACAGGATGGATGATTCTTTGTCCATGTCAAAGGCCCGATCATTTTCCACAATCTGTTTCTTGATTTCCTGATCCAAGGCCCGTTCTTCAGCTTTGTTGAACTGAACGCCAAAGATTTTGCCACCGGACTTCTTAAACATCGGCATGGTATTCACTCCAAATATCATCGAAGCACACCGGAATCAGCCAATGAACCTTGTCCAACAGGATCAAGGCCACTTCCCGCATCTGCGGATGTGCGGCGGGTGAACAGCGCAACTTCAGGAAATGCCGCCATTCACGAATGTTGGCCGTCATGACCACTTCCGTTTTCAGGCTGTTAGGCAGAACAGAACGGGCTTCTTGCGGGGAACAGCCTTCATCCAGCAAGGCAAAATAGGCATCTTCAGCATCCCGCATGGCAATTCTCCAACAATCCATTTTCACCTTCTCGCCCAAGGTGTTTTCATCCCAAAAACAAGGCTTGATCACGGTGATTTCAGAACCAAAGCCTTCCTTGGAATAGTTGCAGTATCGGGTGGATTCTTGGCAATACGCCGCCAGCCGGTGCCGAACAATTTCATGGGAAACCCCACGATCACAAATGAACTTCACCGTGAAGGAACAATGTTCCAGAACCGCTTCATGCCCACGCTTGATGATCCCGGCAACGAACTTTTCAGCGGAACCTTCCGTGATTTTGTCCTCGGACTTGTAGCAGACACGGCCACATTGTTCCAACCGCTTCAGGATGGTGGCCCCATCAATCGGGGTGATGAACTGCACATCAGGCTTGATAATTTTCATTTTCTTCAACCTCCCAATTCATTCCGGTGCTGTGACCGGTAAGGATCGAACCCTTCAGGGTAACGCTGTTCCAGCTTTTTCAAGTTTTCTTCCATGACCGTATCAAGGTCAGAACCAATGGCATCACACAAAACGGCCAAATACCAAGCCACATCACCAAGTTCTTCAATCATGTGGCGCTTGTCCAGTTCATGGCCGTGGAAGAAATGTTTCTTCACCTGTTCGGCCACTTCACCGGCTTCACCGCAAAGGCCCAAGGCACATTCCAGCTTCAGCCGATCCATGTTGGAACGGTCAGCGGTTCGCAAGGAATCCCGCATATAACGGTTAGCGTTCATCGGCGTGTTCCTCCGCTTTCAGATCGTCCAGTTCAAGAACCGTCATAATGGCGTAATTGGCAAGGTCAATCAGGGTATCACGGATAGATTCATCCTTGACTTCCTGAACCTCGGATTTGGTCAGGCTCTTGAACCGGGCCAGCTTATCCCCAAGTCTGATCCGGGGCATTGCCATTCCTTCTTCCGTGAAGGTCTGGTGAAAGCTATCACCATAGTCATGATTTTTTCGTGCGTACAAGGCATTGATTTCCTTGCAAATATCGGAATGGCGTTCCGTTTTGGTTTTAGGTAACATTGAAATCATCCTTTCTTTCAGTTGAACCATTTGATCACCGGATCACCGGTGAAGCCCTTTTCCCACACATACCACGCATAGGCAATGGCGCTTTCCGATTTCCCGGTCATATCACCGTTTTTATAACAGGCCAGCCGGGAACGGCTGATATAAACTTTTCGGGGGGGGGTATGCCTGAAGAACTCACCCCGTTTTTGCCCCTCCAAGAACTGAACCTTCAGGAACATAGCCACTTTCCCACCGGGGCGGACGCTTTCAAGCGCCCTTTGAACAAATTCAAGCCCCGCTGAATATAGGGGATTGGTGATAATATCGCC